CACCAATAGTTGTGCCTGGTGGTGTCATTGTGGTCACGTTTGGTGTGATAGTTTCAAATTGTATATTTTGTGTTGCAGTCACATTTACTCCACCACCTCTCTTTGTAGATGAGAAGAAACGATCTGGTTTTGTTCCACCACTTCTATCTTCGCCATCTGTATTCATATCAACTTTAATATGATAAAAATCTAGATCCTTATCATTTGGAACTGTCACGGTTGGACTGTTCATATCATGAGTTTTATTAATTCTTCGGAGAGAAACTCCAGAAAATTCATATTTTGAAATTATATCTCCAGATGAATGATTAGATGAAAGTGTATCATCAATTCCTCTTGTTGTAATTCCAGTAATCGCTCCATTAGAAACACCAGTATATGAGATGATTTCATCTCCAATTCGAGCAAATCCAAAGTTTGTTGATCCAACACCAACTCCTTCAAATGTTGCAAAGTTAGAAGAGGATACCACAGATATATCAGATAAAGAATTTATATCAAAATCAGCAGTAAGTTTTGTTGATGGAACATCTGATTCAACATCTTCAATTTTAACTAAATTGTTAAATGCATGTAACCCATGAGCTCGATGATTAACTTTGAAATGTAACCCATCATTAGTTGAATTTACATCAAAACTTGCGACTGTAGATCCACTACCAACAGTTTTACCATCTATTCCTATCACAGTTGATCCATTATTATATCCAAGTGTCCCAACTCCTGTAACAAATGATCCTTGAACATTATCAAGAACAACACTGTTTATTGCGGTAACAACTCCTACAGATAAAACTGCACCACTTCCATTTCCAAGACCTAAAGTTCCAATTCCAAGAGTATCACCGACTGCATAGTTTTGACCACCGTTTGTGAAAGTAACTGCACTTACCTCTCCGTTTTGAACCGTAACATTTCCAATAATTCCAGTTCCCTCTCCAGTCTCAGTAGTCATTGGAATATCATTATATGCAAGAGATCCACTTGAAGGTGTATATCCAGCGCCAGGATTCACAATTGTTACAGCACTTGCATCACCTATTTTAGCAACACCAGCTGTGTTAATTAGAGTTGCAGATGCGTTTAAATTATCAAACTGAGTAATTGTAACGCCAGGCACTAATCCAACAGCGGGAGTTGTTCCAAGAATTGCTGATCCTAAACCAACAATAGCTTTTCTAGATAAAGATGTGATTGGATTTGGTGGTAAAGTTGGAACCTCATCATTACCAGTTGATAATTCCGAATTAAAGAATCTACCCACAGATGGTTCTGTGTTAAACACAGCTCTTCTGATAGTAAACTTCATATCTTCGTACTGACTAGGATCCCATGTTGTACCATTCTGTGATTTGAATAGTGATCCCAAGTATGGTTGTTGACTAATTAAAACTTGTTGTTCATCAGGTAATCCAACAGTAGATATATCAACTTCTCCCATTCTTGATATCCAACAATTGTAATTTTCTGCTGGTGTTACAAGAACTAAAGCATATTCCTGTTCTCCTGTCAGATAAATTGGAGATTCAAATGTAAATGTTGTTGGAATTGATGCATCTTCAGATACATTTACTTCACTAGGATCTTTGACCACAACACTAAATGGTAGAATCTTAGATGTTGGTAATCCAGTTTCAACTGTTCTAACCTGTAAGGTCAAAGGTAACTCTTCATCTTTCGTTTGCATGAATACATCAACAGATGTTATGAATACACCAGATGTCTCATCAACACGGAAGGTTTGTGCAAGAGGGTCATAGTACTGAACACCAGTGATCTCAGTTACAGCGTCTAAAGATTCACCAGCAGGGCCTGTAACTCTTCTTGTGATTCTATCATTTAAAACTCTCTGTTCCTCTGTTGATAATCTTTCAATCTGAGGAGTTTTGATACTTAATATCTGTTCTTGAACAGTCTCTAACTCACCCTTTGCTTGGAAGTTTGCTTCAGCAGATCCAGTCACAGTTCCAGTAACTGTGGAGTTTGTCGGACTTGTAGTTAAACGAAGAGTCTTTGTACCTGTTTCAAATCTAGGATTTGCATCCTTATTTGGATCTGGTATATTAAAGGAACATTTTAAATTACCAAGAGTATCAGAAATAAGTCTGACATCTTTTATTCTCGCTTGAGCTCTACTTGATAATCCTCGTAATACCATTCCTTTTGATACAAAACCGTTATATTGACCTTCAACTTGTGTTGCGAGACTAAATGTATCGATATTCACAATACTAGAGGATGTTGAATATACAGTTGAAATACCAGCGGCATTATCATAAGGATTTAATGTAAGAACTTTTGTTGGTGCATTATATGGCCCTTCTTTATGATTAGGTGCAGCTACCCTAGCATTAAATGATCTATGTTGATTAACATTGTTTGGATGATGTCCATGAATTCTCTCACCAATACTAAAAATACCACTGATCATTTCAATTTCAATTAGTTTTGGCGTTGTGAATCTAGTCATATCTACATTATCAAAATAAACATAGAAACGAGTTCTAGGTTTCATTCGATTACATGTGATTTCAATATTTCGAGATCTCATGTAAGGAATAATGTCACGACTTAAAGTTCTATCACCAAGAGATTGTTCTGTAACTTTTGGAGTCACTTGGAATTGAATACCCTCTCTTGATTGTTCTGTTGTTTTTAAAATATCTTCATATTGAGTTGAAGTTTTTATTGTCGCATCAGTAATCTTACCAACACCTCTTGGAACCCATCTTCCATTCAACTCTAAAACTTTTCGATAATTAGCAATAGATTTAAGATTCATTTTTATGCCTGGCGGCAAATCTTTTGGATCAACAACATCCAATTGTTTTGTAGTTGATCTCTCCCAAGTACTCTCTACGTCTTCAGATGTCCAGTTTGTTTCCCATGCACCCCAATTAACTTCACTAAATCCAGTTTGTTCATCGATACCTAGTTGAGCAATTGTGTTATCAAATTGAGATGTATCTTCAGTGACACTTGCATCAACACGTTTTGTATCCATCCAAATATCTGAATCAGGAGAAATCGTCATGTCTCCTTGATAGTAAACAATTAAGAATGGGTTAACATTTTCAACTCTAGAGGCATATATCTGTCTCAACATTTCAGTTTCAGTATAATCTAAAGTTAAAAGTCTTCCAGTCTTTTTAATATTTTCACCATCAATATCAGTTACATGATTAATATCTAAAGTTGGATTTGCAGTTGTTCCAATACCAATAAATGATCTAGAACCAACAATTAGATCAAGACAAGTTGTGTAATGTCCAGGCCTCAAGTAACCATTTTTTGCATCAATACTTGCAGAAAAATCTGGGTGTGCAATTTGATGTGCTGCATGTTTTTTAAAGTTATCAACAAAAAATCCTGACTTGAACCTATTCAAACCATTTGCATCTGTAATAGTTAGATTTGCAGTGTCAGATTCAAGAAGAGATAATCTGGTGTAATATTCAACACTATCAAGTCTTTTTTCAAGTCTTCCAATATCTGCCATTGTAAAACGTTTATGATTCGTACGAATCATTTTAACTTGATCAATACTATCAACAAAAGGAGGCATTGAAATTTTAGCTATTTCAATTGCATCACCTATTGATTGTGGTTCTTTAGGGTCATCTGATGGAACACCTTGAAGATAGACAAAATCACCAGCCTTATCTAAGAACAATCTATCTTTTCTTCCTTGATAGTAATTGTAAGATACAACTAATGTCTCGTCTGGAACTAAAGGATCAGGTGTGTTAGTTCCTGTTGAAAATGTTCTCGATGCAAAATCAAAAGGTGAAATTGTTGAAGATGTGTTATATGGAGCAACTCTTGGTCTAATATCAATGAGATCACTTACTGATTCACCGTAACCACGATCTACAGGAATTAATTCTTTAGAATCGATTGGATAACTAGATGCATTAAAGAAATCTCCAGTATCATCAGAAGTAACAAAAAAGTTTTTAAATACAATCTTTAATCTGTTTGTAGGAACTTCAAAACCTTTCTTTCGTCTTATAAAAGAGATATCACAATAAGTTGGTTTGTAATTTGTGTTTAAAAGATATTGATTTGTAATGTTACGATCACCAGATGTTAATGCAGTTAGTAAAGCAGTAATGCCAGATTTTTCAGTCTTAATAGTTTCACCAATATTAAATTCATTTTGGTTTAATAAAACAACTCCAAGAGTTGTAGTTGATGGTTTCTCAACGACAACTGCAACAGCGTTACTATCTAATCCTGTAATTTTTTCACCAACAATCAAATCTGAATTATTTCCACTTGGCCCTGAGTATGCAGTTAAGGTTAATGATGGTAAATCAGCATCACTGGCATCATTTGATTCAAAGACAGCAAGTAATTGAACTGCATCAGGAACGTTTAAAGAAATTTTACGATCTTGAACTCTTGTTCCAAACACACGATTAAATGTTAAACCATCATTTAAACTATTAGTTCCAATACCAGATGCAGCCAAACTTGATCTAGTAACATTAATCACGTTTGCTGAATTTACTTTTTTAAGTTTATTTTTAACTTTACTCTTTAACACAGTTGCAAATAAATTTGCTTTTCCTGAAACACTACTTAATCCAACAAATGATACTGTTTTTTTATCCGCAGCGATTGTTACTTGACTTTCTTTTAATGGTTCAATGGATCCATCATTATATGATATGAAATATCTTTCCTCATCAAATGGTTGGAAAAATAAATCTGCGCCAGCGGTTGGAGATGTAAAAGAATTGTTGACAACGGTAATGTCACTAAATTGTTTTCTAAGTTGAACTGTGGTTGTGGTTACATCTAAACTCTCAATATTATTATGTCTAACAGGTGTTAACAGACTATTCTGACTTAAATCAAAACTTGTCCTACGAAGTAAAATATCATTAACATCAAGTGAGCCAGGAATTAATCCATCTAAAACACCACCATTACAAACACCAGCCACTGATGTAATACCAGCAACGTTTATTGATGTTCCGTCAGTTGAAACTCCAGTGATACGATTAAATCTTGGAATAGTTTCACCAGGCACACTATAA